GCCTGTCGTTACTAAGGCTATACACTATGAGGTGCCCTATGTACAAAAGTAAGAGCAAGAGTATTCCCATCAGAGAAGTTAGTACCGCTCTGAACGGGGCTCAAACAGTCAATTTATCGACTATTTCTCTTAATTCTGTAAGGGCTCCTGGTTTTCCTTTCCCCTCATGGAGGCATAGTGTAGTTACTGCGTCACCTGCTACTACACCTTTAACTGGCGAACTTAGAACCGGGATACCGGTTCCATATTCGTTCGTTACCGTCTACCCTAGCGGGCAGACTACTAAGGTTGAAGGCCAAGCTTTCTATATTCCCTCCCCAGGGAGTATAGCATTCCAGGGCCGGGTGACCAGTCGTGCATCTGTCGACTTTCAGAGCAAGGCTGCTGAAGCTATGCGTTCGTTTGATTCTGGGTCGTTTATTGGAGAAATCCATAAAACTATTCAGCTCATTCGTCATCCGTTTAAGGATTTAACGCATCTCACAAGACAGTATTTTCAAAAGTCTAGGAGCCTTATAGGTTCCAAGCGTCATCAGCGTGCACTCTATAGAACTTATTTAGAGTATACTTATGGTGTTAAACCATTGCTGTATGACGTCGACAGTCTTGCCAAGACTCTTGCACAACGTTCGCAAGGTGTTGGCGTGTCTGTCGTCACTGGCAAATACTCGGAAACACTCACCTCTGTTCCAGTGGATCAGAGTTTGTGGGCTGCAGGCTTTATACCCGGCACTAATTCATGCCGCTTAAAAGGCTCTACAGCTTCTGAGCATAGTTGTATCATCAAGGGTGCTGTCAAGTTGAAGCGCGTCTCTGATGTTGGTGCCAGTGCCTGGGCAGAAGGTCTTGGTCTTGGTCTTGACCAGTTCATACCTACTGTCTACAACCTTATACCATACTCCTTTCTTCTTGATTACGTTTCTAATGTTGGTTCTTTTCTCACTGCTGTGTCCAATTACAGAGCAAGTTATGCGTGGTCAAATAGCACTTATGCTGTTCGCTCACGCTTTACTGGCGCCGTTATTTTCTCACGTAGTGATACAACATTTAAAACTAAACAAGAAGGAGGCGGTGGTATTTCTACTGAGGTCTTCCAATGGGACAGAACGAGTGGTATTCCACCCATCTCTCTCAGCGCTCTGTATGTCCAGGTCCCGTCACTTCACCAAACATTAAATGTTTTGGCGTTGTTCGGGGCTGCCATCCAAGGCAGGAAGTAATATTAACTCCACCGTTTAGGTGCTATATGTTTAACTTAACAACCCCAGTAACTGGCGCTGCTCAAACCGGCTTCACTACACCCACGTATACCCTCACTGCCGATAATAATCCCGGCAATAATGGTAAACAATGGATAGTGTCTGCCCTTGGCGGGACCCAGGTTGGTGTTACTTCACACAGCGCTTCTGACCCGTTCACCGTTTCGGTGTTCAAGCCTTTGGCTTACAAAGTCGCTGCGTTTGTCTCCACTACTATTTTCAAGAAGCCCCCCCGCAATCAGTATCAAGTGATTGTTAGGAAGGGTGTTACCGTTAATAGTAACTTCCCTAAGGATATCTGCATAATGAAATATTATGTAGATGTTCCCGCTGGGTCGGAGTCCTTGGATCCCGCAAATTTGCGCGCCATGGTGTCGTTAATGGTCGGTGGCCTGTATCAGCAATCTGCTGGCTTCGGTGATTCCATCGTCCAAAACTCGATCTGAGTTTGAATAACAGTTAGCCTTGCTAGCTATCCCTTTATCATTTTGGAGTACCAAATGAAAACTGATGATCTTCAATTGGCAGTAGCCAAAGACATTAGAGACTATCGCCGCGGCAGTAGCCGCATACCCCCTCATACTGCGAAAGCAATCGAGCTGTTGGAAGGCAAGCTTCTTAAGAAGCTTGTTACCATTTCACCAGATTTAGAACTTTCGTCGTTTGAAACATTCTCCTTTTATAATATACGAGGGAGAACGTGGAGTATTGAACCTACTACCCTATGGTTAGAACAGGTTCTGGACCATGTTAGATTTCGTTTTGAGACCATGCTTCGACCCCTTGAAAAAGGTGATGAGGAATGGCTCCTTGCTATTGCAAGACGAGGTCAGTTTGGTACAGGTAGTTCTGTAGGGACTGAGCAAAACTTCGTTTACAAAACGTTAGCTGGTAAGCTAACGTATTCCGATCCTCGTACACTTGTTGCGTACAAGTTTCTTTGTAAAGAAGAAGGCTCGTGTTGGCGTTCCAGTGAAATGGAACGTCAGTACAACTATGGGTGCAAGAAAACTCCTTATGGGACTTGCACTTTCGTTCCTAAAGATACTTCTAAGTATCGTATGGTTGTCACAGAACCCTCTCTCGATATGTTTTTCCAGAGGGGTTTCGCGTCATTCATAGACGATTCCCTTCGCTCTGCCTTTAAGATAGATTTAGCCTCGCAAGAGGCTATGAATATCCAAATGGCACGTGAAGGGAGTATCACTGGTGACTTGTCTACTATAGACAGTACGTCCGCTAGCGATACTATATACTTAGAGCCCTTGCGTCAGGCTGGGATTATTCCAGACTGGTGCGCCACCCTTATCTCGACTTTCAAGTCGCGATTCGTCACCTACAAAGATAAGAAGATTAAATTATCTATGATAGGTACGCAGGGTTGTGGGTTCACCTTTTCACTTATGACCTATCTTCTTGGTTCTATAGTGGAAGGTGTGTATCACACGATGGGTTTGAACTTTATCAATGGTGTCAACGCCGGCATTTATGGCGACGATATCATTTGTACTACAAAGTCCTATAATGCTGTCATAAAAGCCTTAGAAATGTTTGGTTTCGTACCTAACCTTTCAAAAAGCTATAATGACGGCCCCTTTCGTGAGTCTTGTGGCGGTGACTTCTATTTAGGTCACCCAGTTCGTCCAATTTATGTGAAGAACTTTGATACGCCACAAGAACGTTCCATCATTTTTAACCGTCTCCTTGATTGGACGGCAACTCATGGCGTCATATTATATGACACTTTTGAATTGCTGGCCAAGTCTATAGGTCTCGATCATAAAGTCCCAGCTTATCTTAGCGAAGACTCAGGATTGAGATTCTATGGTTTACAAGGTAGATACAAACGGTGGCTCCCCCGGAGACCTTCGATGCCTAAGCCAGATTGTCATTACGACGGTCTGGTTCAGATGTCGATTTACGGAATGATGGACGGGAACAGAGTACTTTGCCGCCAAAAAGACGGCACTAAGGTGAAGTACTCCTTAACAAAGGGACAAGCGGTTAC